GAAACTTGCCAGATGAGGGTGATGGTCACCGCCAGTCTCGTCTTTGGCAAACGTAGTACGGAGCATCTCTCGCTCAACGCTCTCTCGGAAGCCCTTACGCTGCTGCTGCTCCTGGGCCAGACGCTGCTGTTGGGCGTCCTCAACCTGCTGCTTCTGCCAGTTCTCGGCCCGCTCCAGGCGCTCAATAAGCTCACGCTGGGCCCTCTTGGCCTGGCCCTCAGGGGTGCCGTCCTGGGCGATGTCCATGATGAACTCCTCAGGGTTGGTCCAGCCGTTCTCTCGGATGGCCCGGATGGGGTCCTTGCGGAACTGGGCAAACTTGGCCCGCTCTGCCTCAACCTGGGCCTTCTCTCGTTGAAGCTCGGCGTAGAAGTTGCGCGTCTCCTGACGCATCTGCTCCAGTTCGGCGTTGGCTGTCGCCTTGTACTGTGCGGACGCCTTACGCTCCGACATGAGCTTTCGGAGGGTGCTGGCATCCTCGTCTACTGGCTCCTGTGAAGCAGCCACCCTGGGCTTGCCGGGGGTAGCGGCGGACTCGTCGTCTGACAGGAATTTGCCGTCAGGGCCACGCTCACGGGGCACAAGGGGGTCCTTTGCCCGGGCAGCCTTGCTCTCAGCAGCAGCCTTCTTGCCCTCCTCTTTGGCGTCATCGTCTAGGGCCTTCTTGACAGCAGCCTTTGCGGCCGCAAGTTCGTCTCCATGCTCCCCACCAGGCTCCTCACCAGCGGTCTGCTGCTCAACAGCGCGACCCCCTGAGTAAGTAACCGACTCGCCATTATCCCCAGACTCAACCGTAACATCAGACATACGTATACCTTTGCGTGCGTGAATTGCCCCAACCTATGGAGCGGCTATGAATACTAAGCGCGCGAAACTCTACGATAAGAGCGTGAACTTCTTTACTCACCTCACATCAGAGGAGGCGGGGCACCCATCGGGCTCGCCTGCGGTGCTTGTGGAGGTGGCGGCAGCTGCTGCTGCGGAACTCCACCGGGTGGCATCCCAGCGGGAGGAAGCGGTTGACCGGTTGCGGGGTCTAGTTGCGGCGGACCCATTGGCGTCACCGGAGGCGGCATCATTGGATTCGTCGGCAGACCAGTCTGTGGGTCAAACGGAGTAGGCGCGGAGGCGTCCGGTGTACCCAGGCCCTTCTTGAGGGCGATGGCTGCCTCAATGTAGGCCGAGAGCATCCCAACCTTCTCCATGTCACAGTCCTCACGCACGCGGTACCAGTTGATAAAGGCCGTGGTGATGGGGACAATGAGGTCAAGGTTGTCGTACTGCAGGGGCGGGATGTACTTTCCCTTCTTCACCATGAAGTGAAGGTTCTTGAGGATTATTTCCTCGTCCGAGCCAAGGAAGTCCGTGGCACCACCAACGTCTGGCACCTCCAGCATTCGCAGGTAGGTCTTGCTGTCAATGTCGCCAGAATCACGGAGCTTGCTGAACGACTCCACCTTGCCCGCAAAGGTCTGCGGCATCTGGTTCATGGGCATGACCTTCAGCTTCATGCGCTTGCGGTCCACCTGGACCTCAGAAAACTTAAGCATCTCCACGGACGACTTGCTGGAGCCAGGGCTCACCACGGTGATGTCCTTGCCCTCCTTCTGCAGGTCCGCGGCATAGTCCATGGCCATATAGGCCAGGTCCATGGAAGCTCGCTCAAGCTGGGCATGGGTCATGGCGTGGCGGGCGGTACCGGCATCCAGGAGGCGTTCCAGAGCGGGTCCAGAAACCTCACGTAGAGCAGGCGGTAGCTGGTTCTGGGTGTCAAACTGGTTGACGCCCAACAGGCTCCGCATCTTATCTGGCCCTGCGGCACGCTCAGCGTAAATCTCAGGAGACATGGCCGAGGCATTCCACTCCTTGATGCCGCCAATGTCGTCTACCTCAATGATTCCGCCAGGAATGTCGTCTACGTGCGTACGCTCAATATGGGCGTCTCGGCGCATAAGGATGCGAGGAATGCCCATGATGTCCTGGGCTTCATCAATCTTCTTGTTCAGCTTGTCGTGGTTCTTCTGCGTGCTGGCCAGCGTTTGGACCGCGGACTTGCCGTAAAATCCGGTGAGCCTGGAGCCGAACCGCATGAACGTGAACGGGAACCGGTCCCAGGTCCACGGCTCGTCAACCAACGTACAGCCCTTGACCCAAACGACGTGTCGTCCGTCCTTCTTGCCCTTCTTGGTAGGAAGGTGCCAGGCCTCACGAATGGTGAGCATGGTGGTCTTCAGCTTGCTGCCGATGGCCGCATCAACGTCATCGTTTGGCTTGCACTTCAGGATACCGGTGACCCGCTCATCCGCGGTCCCAAAGCCACCAGGAATGTCCTCAGCGTACTCAGCGGCCAGCTGGTACATGTCCACGAAGTCCTTCTCATACAGGTTCCTGGGCTTGCCACAGCGGGCCTCAAGCCTGTCCGTCATGATGAACCGCATGTCTACCCGGTGGAACCGAATCTCGCAGAGGCCGTCGGAGTCCTCGTCGTGGCCAATCTTGATGGCCCCGGTACCGTAGACGAACATGTCCAGGCCGGCCCTTGGCATGGCATCGTAGTACAGCTCTGCCGCGTCGTTGACACCCTCCAGCCAGCGGCTGTAGCCCTTCGCCCGGGTCCACTCTTCGTAGTCGGCCTCGTTGCAGGCCACGGAAGGAACGATTCGGTTCTTGAAAACCTGCGCGTGCAGGGTCTCAATCGTGTTGCCCAACTCGTTCTGGCTTACCGTGTCCGACTGCAGGACCGAGAAGACGTCATCGTTCCCGAACATGTCCGGGTCAGCCCCGAACAGGCGTGCGTACTCTCGGTAAGCGTCGTAGCGGGACGTCTGGTCGTCTTCAATCTGACGCACCAGGATATCCAGAATCTCGTGAGGGTCAGTCTCAAGCTCTTTAGCGCGCCACCATTCGGCTTGCGTCGGCTCGCGCTTTTCGGGCTTGGTCTTCTTGGGCATACCCCATGCAATACCACAAAGTGCGCCATCGGGCTAGAACGGGGGCTCCTCCGCATCATGCTCGGCCTGTACGATTTTTGCATGTTCTAGAGCCAAGTCCGCCGCCCTCGCAAACATGGCCAAAGCATCGTCCCTTAGCCCCAGGGCCTCTGCAACGAGGCGTTCAGAAAGCATCATGTGTGACAGTCCTGCGTCACGGTATATCTCCAGCATTACGAGGAGGTGAGGTAACCTTTCCGAAGAAGACTCCATCGGCACGGCGTTTTCCTGCGACACGGGCACCCACCTCTTTCTCGGCCTGTTTCAGGGCCTTGTCGTTCTGCTTGGAATAGTAAGCATTCAGCCTCCGGGTCAACTCCTGATTGTACTCTGGCGTGTTTACCGTGTACTCCGTTGCCTCTGTTTTCACACGACCGTACGCTAGCCGGTGTACGGCCAAAACCCATGCCGACACGAGGTCTCCATGTCCCAATCCCGCTTTACGAGGAATCTTGATACTCAAGCCCCCGCCTGGCGCCGCCTTGCTGGTGACGAGTTTCGCCTGAGCAACGAGTCGCGAGACGATGTCGGACTTCGGGAGGAGCACCAGGCCTTCATGGAGTACACTGCGAACGCGAGAGAAGGTCTCCTGCTTGCCCACCATTCCCTCAGGCGCGTCTACAAGGGCCAGCCCGTTCTGCTGGAGGTGTTCCTTGACGGACTCCCTGTAGTGACCGTCGGAGACGATGTACGTACACCCGTACTCCTTTGCAACTTCTGCGAATTTACCTATGACCACAGAAGGCTTGAGTGGGGCGCCGGGCTTTGGGCGCATCTCCACCATAGCTACGGTATGGTACCTCCTACCGTCAAACTGGACGATACAGAGCGTTGAACTGTCGTTCTTGAATCCCAGGTCAGCTGCCGCAACCGTCGGCCAAAGGCGGTTGTAGGCACCTGGCATGAGTATCTCTGTAGAGATAGAAGTCGCCAGCGCGGTGCCGTCAAAGAAGCCATCACCACCGATACCGTCAATCTCGCAGTCGTATTCACGGCGAGCGTTCTCGGGGTCACGTTCGCGCTCGTCAGCCACGTTGGCTGCGATGTCCGGGTCATCACCTCGGACCAAGAGCGTTGGGGCCTTGATGGCCAGGGCCGTGGTCGGCTTGCCCCAGTTGTGCTCAAAGAGCGTGCCCATGAGCGTCTCTACGGGCCAAGGGGTGCTCACCAGCATTCCTTTGCCAGAGCGCACCAGGCGGGGCTTTAGGGCTCGGAAGATGTCCGTATCAGAGACGGCATAGGATGCTCCGTCCTGTCCATTTGATGTAAAGAACTCAGCCTCATCCAAGAGAAAGGCAAGAATCGTACGGCCTCGTACGGTGGAACCACCGCGAGACGCCGCAAAAGCCTCAATCTTGACCTGCTGCCCATTCGGTCTGCGAAGAGTGATGACCGTCTTCTCATCCCCGCAAACTAGCCTCTCCAGGGCAGCGTTGCCACGAATCATCTCCCTACACATGCTGATGGCCAGCTTGGCCGTAGGCAGGTCAGGAGCGATTGTAATTACGTACGGCGTGTCTCCGGGGCCAACCTTGGCCTCCTGGCAGACGGCGCAGTACACGGCGTATGCGGAGCACATGGTGGTCTTGCCTGAACCGCGGCCCAGGCGCATGCACACGAACCGCTTGGCCTTGGCCGGCACGGTCTCTAGACCGCCAAACAGCTCAAGTGCCAGGTCTCGCTCTACGCCAACCAGGTCACTGGGGTTCATGTCCCCAAACGCTATCTTGGCCACCACACGCTGACCGGTGGTCAGTTCTAGGTGCAGTACTGTCTCGCAGAACTCAAAGAAAGGAATGACCGCACGAGAAACACTCATGCGGTATTCATACCAGAATGTTCACACATGCGTGAACGTTCAGTATTGATAGGTCACGCGACGGCAACCATTCGGAAATTCCGAATAGTTCAACCCGAGGGAAGCCGATGACCTATCCGAGTGTCCAGACAACAGTAGGACAGTTTTGTGCCATGTCCAGGGCGGTGCCGTTCCTAGGAATCGGACCTAGTGACCCATAAGGGCCCCGTGGTTTACAGCCACGTTGGAGACCATCTCCGTGAACGACAGTGGGACAGTTTTGTGCCATGTCTAGGGCACCGATAGAGCTCCAGCTCCCGGGGCCTTCAGGGGCTTGTCCGGTCACTGGTAGTGAATGCAGCGGCAGTGTCGCACCGGCCTGCTTTCGTCCCGTGAGAAGGACTTGAACCTTCACTGTTCCGTTTCTAAGACGGATGCCTCTTCCGTTGGGCTATCACGGGTAAAAGGGAGTTTTTTACTCAGGGGTCCCCACCCTGTAACGAGCCGAAAGCCTTCAGGCGCCCGGCGCGTCTCTGTTACGGCTTGGGTGCGAGGGCGGCCTGCAGCTGCGCCGGTGGCAGCCGTGATGTCTGCGGTAGCCGCATCAATGGCTGCGTGCTCCTGGGGAGTCAGGGCCGAAGCCTTGAGGCCCGCGAGCGCCGCGATGGCGTTGGTGACCTCGGCCTTGTACGCGGCAACGGCCGCAGAGAGAGAATCGGTAGAAGCAGACATCTTAGAAACCTTCTGTTGAAGTGCTGCGAACAGCACGATGATGATGGCGAAGAGACAGGAAGTTACCAGATATTGGCTCAGCGGTCCTCTCTTTCCATGGTCCTAGTGAGCCACTCTGGCAACTTGCCACCAGCAGCGTCACGGTCGCCCGTTGATGGGCCAGCACTGAGAATGGACTGGTGCTGGTTGGCCTGCCTGTCAAGCATCTCACGCGCGAGAAGCATCATGGTCTCATGGTCCATCTTGGGCTGCTCCGGGTGAGGAGCAGGCGCGGGCGGAGGCG